GAGTCGCTCCACGTCAGCACCGTCTCGCCGATGGCGTTCGTCGCCCCGGTGGCGATCTGCACCGTCACTCGCTCGCGGAGTTTGCCCGGATCGATCACGTGTAGCTGCCCCACTTCACAGAGTCGAGGAGTGCTTTCACGCCGAACGGCATCTCGGAGAGCGACACGGCGTCGGCCGCCATGCGACGCTCATACCACTGCCCGACGAGCATGAGGATCGCGGCTTTCACGCGGGGCGACACCTTGCTGCCGTCGTCGCCACGGCCACCCCACCACGTCACCGTGACGCTGCCGTAGTCGAGAAGGTGGCTCGGCCACGATCCGGCATAGAGCGTTCGCAGCGTGCCAGGCTTCGCGTCCCGATCGACGCGGTACTCGGTCGTCGAGAGCGTCGCCGTGTTGCCCGCCTCGCTCGCGGTGTAGACGATCGACACCGCCGTGCGTCCGGCGGTCTGGCTCATGGGCGGGCGGGGCAACTCGATCGCCGCCGGAAACGCATCGAGCCGCATTACGTACTGCGTGTCCACGAGCGTCTCGTCCATGTACGTCTCGCAATACTCGCGAGCCGCCGAGATGAGCGCAGCTATGTATGTGTCGTCGCTGTTGTGATCGACCCGCAGCTGAGCCTTGGCGTCGGCGACGCTCACCGGTTCGACCACCGGCTGCGTGGCGACCTTCAGTGATCGGTATCGCTTGCCGTCATTCATGGCGTCGCCCCCTGCGTCGTGGCGTCACGTCTGCCCGCTCCGCGACCGGCTCCACCGCTGCCGTCTCGATCAGCGATTGCTCCGTCTCCCGCTTCGCGTAGCCCCACGCGAAGAGCCTCGCGGCGAAGGACTCGTCCACCTCGACGAGCTCGTTCGCCTTGTAGGCACCGTAGGCACGCAGCATCCGCACTCTGATTGTCGTCATTCTCCGACCCTCCATGCAGTTTCGGGCGGCTTCTTCGTCCGCTGCCAGTTCGTCGTGTGCTGGAACACCGGGCCCGAGAAATCCTTACTCGGCCACGAGATCACGTACTCGCCGTGGCCGATGCACACGCGCGGCGTGATGAAGAGGCGGTTGCCGCTCGCCTTGAACTGACGCCAAAACCACAAGTCGTCGTCAATCCGCCCGTCGCCCCAGCCGCCCTCGGCGTCGGGCTTTGAGTGGAACCACGGCTTGAGCGTGCGCCGCAGTGCCCTGGTGGAGATGATCGTGCAACCGAAATGAGCCGTATCGACCTGCTGCACCGGCTCGGCAAACCACGACAGCGGCAGTTCGGTTTTGCCGTCGGCGGGCGGGTCGTCCATCGTGTCGAGGAGCGTGAGCATCGGCCGCCCGTCCTCGCGTTTCGCCTGGATCGGGGCGAGCGCGTCGCATTGGCAGGTCATCGCGATCGCGAACAGACGCTCGATATCCGAGCGGGTCATCACGCTATCGTAGTCAAGCGTAATTATGTACTCCGTCGTCGGAGCGAACTCCTCAAGCATCCTGGTAAGCACCTGCGCCCAGAACGCACCCTGCCCGAGCGTCGGGCGGATGTGCAGCGGCATGAGGCTCTCGATGAACGCGAAAACATTCGTCAACGGCCCAAACCTCGGAGCCGACAGCACCGCCTCGGCACGAACCTCGACCGACGTATCGCCGACCTGCACGATCACGCGTAGCCCTCCAAAGCAAAACGGCGGGCGGCTCGTCGCCACCCGCCGCTCACTGTGTCGGTCGTGTCAAGCCGGATCAGCCGCTGACAGCAGCGTTGACGCCCTTCTTCGAGGCGCTGACCGGACCATCGACACCCTTGCCGAGCCGGGCGACGGTGTAGACGTTGCCGGTCGTGTAGGGCGTGGCGGTGACGCGGAGGTATCGGCTCTTGCCTCGCATGTCCACGTCCATCCGCACGACCAGATCGGCCGACGTGCTGGTCGGCGTCGGGATCGTGAAGCCGCCGGTGCCGCCACCGACGAACGCCGTCACGTCGGAGTAGGACGAGTTGTCCTCGGAATCGGCGAGCTTCAGCACGGTGAACGCGGCCTGCGAGGTATAGCCCGCATTGCCCCAGGCTTCCTGGCACACATCGAGCGACACGTACTCGTAGCCGAGCGTGTCGATCGTCATGGTGTGGGTCTGCGCCGCCGTCAGATCCTGCGTGTGGCCGACGACGGACTTCGTGGCTTCGAGATGGTTCACTGGTCAAATCTCCTCGGAGGGTTGAGAGTCAGTCGTCGGATCACGCACCGAACTTGATCGCCACGATCGGCCCGGCCTTGGTCGTCGAGCCGACGTTCGCCACCGCGATCGCGTTGCGGGTCGTCGCCCACGTGGCGGTCTGGTCGTACTCGGCGTACCTTTCGCTGAGCGTGCGGACGGTGATGACACGCCGCTCACCGAAGAACGCCGCCTGCGACAGGTCACCGAACAGAGCCGCGACCTTCCCGGTGGTGCCGGTCAGGGCCGACTCCATGCTGTGAACCAGACGCACCGGGTAGCCGAGAAACCGCTCGCCGAACCCGGCCGCCACGTTGTCGGCCATGTTGCCGCCGGGGCCAGCCGAGCCGCCCGGCAGCATCGCGAGCCGAAGCATCGCGGTGCCCCAGCCAGCGGGCGAGATGTACCACGCAGCGTTCCGGCGGGCGTAGAGAGGCAGCTTCGCGACCGCAGCAGTGAACGACCCGAGGGTCAGGGCACCGAAGGTCGTCTCGCCAGCGATCACGCTCGCGGAGTGGTCGGCCTTGAGGATCTTCGTGCAGACGCCCTCGGTCTTATGGTACTTGTCCTCACCGGCCCCGATGAACCCGGCTTCGTCGAAGACTTCCGCGAAAGCCTGTGCCGTTTCGACGGCCATTGCGTCTGCGAGGTCAATGACGGAGTCTTCGAGCAGGGAGTTAGGAACCCTGTTGAGGACGCCGTACACCTTCGCGGTGAGCTCGACGTTGTCGAACCCGACATCGCTCTGCGTGATCTCAGCGTTCTCGCCAACGGCGCGGGCAGCGAGGCCGCTGGTGCGACGGGCGTAGTTCAGCACGTCGGAGTTCATCGTGACCCGCTTGGCGTACTGCGGGTACGCGCCGTACTCCTCGACGAGCCGGATCACCTCGGTGGACATCTCGGGGCTGGTCAGGACACCGCCGAGCGAGTTGACGCCGCCTGCCTGGGCGCGGCTCTCGACGTTGTGGTCATTGCACCACCGACGGGCCTCGGCATCGCCGAAGATGAATCCCTTGATGTGCATGCCAGCGCGGTACGCCGACTCAGCGCTACGGAACGCCTTGAGCGGGCCGTGCGACACGGGGATCGCGGGGACGGTTCGCTTCTCCACGGGAGTCTCCTCGGCAGCAGCCTTCTCGATCGCCTTGGCGGGAGCACCACGCTCCAGCACGGCACGCAGCTCGAGGTTCTTCGCCTCGATGGCACGCAGCAGCTCGATCTGGCTGCGGAGCTTGTCGGCACGCTCGGACAGCGAGCGAAGCGACGACTCCTCCTCCGCGTTCATCGCGGGGGCGTCGCCCTCGGCGGGAGCCTCGCTCATCGCCTCCATCTCGGCGACCACCTGGGCGAGCTCGTCGAGAAGCTGCTTGATCTTGTCCACGGTGCGATCTCCTTGGTCGGGATGCGGCGGCGCTCACGCCACCTATCACCGAACCTACGGAGCCAGACCGGCACCCTTGCAGTTCGACGCGAGGGTCTTTTACTAACCAGTAAACGCCCGACGACGCACGTGCTCCGAATGCACGACGTGCTTGTCGGTGTGCCCGCAGCGTGGGCAGCGCAGGTAGCGAGTCTGGTACTCGCCTCGTGCCTGACTCGACGCGACGTTGAGCCGAGCGGCCTTGCACCGCTCGCACGTGTCGCCGGACTTAGCGGCCATGCTTGGTCAGGTACTCGCGGAGTTCTCGGGCACGGGCCGCCGCAGCCATGCGGCGATGAGCCTCGGCGTCACGCTGACGAACGAACGCATCGTAGGACCGCTGGGCAACTTTCACGTCGGTGTCGGGGTACGCGGGAAAGGTCGTTGGGGAAACATCCAGCAACGAGTCGATGCGCTGAATCGTCCTGACGCTGCGACCTTCCTCGACAGCCCACGAGTCGCCGCCGCTCGGCACGGTGAACGAGAACGACGAGCCACGCACGATCCCCGCACGGATGTTCGCAGCGATGTCCCGCCCGTACGTCGTGTCAGGCACCGGGAACTCGTACCGCAGCCCGACCTCGTCCACCTTGAGCGACAACGTGCCGGGATACCTCGCGAGCGGGTAGTTCGCGTCGTGATTCCAGAGGGCGCGAGTCTCCAGCGGCCGTCGCCGCCCGCGACGCTCGGCGACGATACCGAACGCACCAGGATCGATCCGCTCGATGAACGAGCCTTCGAGCTCCAGCGAGAGCACGCCGAACTTCGCCGCGTAGCCCACGATGTACTCGCGCTCGCTGCCGTCGTCCTCGCTGCGGCTCTCGACCGCGAGCAGCGGGACCGCCGACTCGACCTCGTCAATCGCGAGGGAACGTCGCTCGATGTTCATCGTGTGACTCCTGTCGTTCTCGTCCGCTGCCTCGATCTGCCGCGTCAACTTGCTCGCCCACGCCTGCCCCGGATCTCCGCCCCAGAGAGCCCAGGCGATCCGGCCCGCGCTCGGAAACCCGTCCTCGCCGGGGCTCCACCCTTGGCCCTGCTTGTCCACCTCGTGCCGGGCGAAGTACGAAGCCATCCGCTTCGCCGTGTCGGGCGAGATGTTCGTCCCGTTGCTCAGGTCGCGTGCTCGGGCAACGCCGACTGCCGTGCCGCCTCGGCCGTATTCGTCGCGCCATGCCAGCCCTCGGGCCGCCTCTTCCCGCACGCCGCTCGGCGGGCTGAAGTCGATGTGGTCATACCTAGCCGCCACGCTTCCGCCTCCGTGGCTTTGCCCGTGGCTCCTCCGCAGGCGGCGGCTCGGGCAGCGGGTCGATCTTCGTGAGCGTCGAGACCTTGTGTCCGACCTGCGTGTCGGTCGCCCGCCAGCCGCCGCTGACTTCCTCGTAGACCGTGATGAGCGCCGCCGGGTCGTCCTCGGTCGCGTCGATCGCAAAGTCCGTGCCGGGCACATCGAGCCGACCGTAGTCCATCACGTGGTCGATGCGGCCACGAGCTCGCCCGCCAGACGAGCCCCACGAGACGTAGTCGCCCTCGGCGACGCTGCCGGGCTCGGCACGCTCTTCGAGCGACCTCGCGGGGGCGTCTTCGACCACCGGCACCTGCTGCGGCTGCGCATCCGCTGCCACTGCCGGTTGACGCTCGACCACCCCTGCGAGGATCGCGTCGATCTGTGCGGGCGGGATGCTCGGGAACGACGCGGCGATCATCGCTGCCGCACCCTCGCGGGTGACAAAACCGTCGGAGATCGACTGCACGATGGCGATGAGCCCGGTGATCTGGGCACCGTTGAGGCTGACCTCTGCGACCTGGGGCGTGGCGTCCGGTGCAGCCTCGTTCGTCTGCGACGCGGCGTCGGTCACCGGCTCATCGACGACGATCTCTTCGACGACCGGCGTCGGCTCGGGATCGGCCGCAGCCTTGTCGAGCGTGGTCATGTTGAGTTGCACGAACCGCACGTCGCCGCCATCGACGGGGTTGAGGTTCTCCAGCGCCCGGATTTCGTTGACGCTCAGGACGCCGAGGTTCCAGAGCGTGTTGTAGTAGGAGCCACGACCCGCAGCGTCAGCCCGCAGTGAGCCGCGCGTGTCGAACTCCGCGAAGAGCGTGTCGTCGGTGATGAGGTCGCGACCGACCGCAAGCTCGATGCGACGCAGCCACGGCATCAGGCCGTTGGTCACGAAATCGAGCGACTGCTGTTCGATGTTCGAGAACGACGACCGCGTCAGGTCGCCCACGAGATGCGGCGGCACGCCGTAGATGCGGCAGATTTCCTCGACGGCGAAGCGGCGGGTTTCCAGAAACTGCGACTCCTGCATATTGCCGCCGCCGAGCTCGATCGGCTTCAGCCCGCCCTGGAGGACCGCCGTGCGGTGACTTCGCTCGCTGCCACGGTGCATCCGCTCCCATCCATTGCGGAGCGCCTCGGCCGCCTCGGCTGAAATCGTGCTGTCGGTAGACAGAACCACACCGGGCCGGGCACCGTTGCCGAAGAACGACGCCCCGTGAATCTCGCACGCACGGGCCAGCCCGATAGCATCGCGGGCGAGCTCGACGGGCACCATGCCGTTGACGCCGTCATCCGAGAGCCACCGCAGGTGCATGATCGCGTCCTGCGAGTAGATCGTCTCGGTGCCGCGATCCTCGCGGTAGCGGTAACGCAGCCGCCCATTCTCGATCCGCTCAACTTGCATCCGGCTCGGGTGCAGCACGATCAACTGCGTCGCAGGACCGGCCCCGGCGATCTCGACGAACGCCTGCCCGTGCGTGAGCAGGTGGAGCATGATCTGCTCTCGCCATTCGTAACTCGTCTGCCAGCCGTTCGGTCGCTCGTGGAGGATGCGGTAGAGAGGCACCTCGCGGGCGATCTCCTTCCCGCCGTTGGGCAACCGCCGATAGAGATGCAACGGAAGCCCCGCGACGCTAGACGAGAGCACGCGGACGCAGGCGAGAACCACCGTCGAGCGGAGCGCCGTCTCAGGGTCGATCCGCACGCCTGACGGATTGCGGTTGCCGCCGTAGCCGCCCGACTCGTAGTCCCAGTTGCGGGACTCGTGCTCGGAGGTCGGAAGCCAGAGGATGCGGTCGGATGGTGCGATCATAGGAAGAGGATTGAGGGTTCCGCTCCGGGCTTGTTCGTGATCTGGTCAGACTCCCAACCGCCGAGGGCAAAGATGAGAGCCACGATCCCGTCGATGCGTCCCGTGCTTTTCTTCTTCACCGGCCGCACGTCTTCGTAGGCGTTCGTCTCCACTGTCACGTTCGCGGCCATCCACGAGAGCACCGGATTGCCGCCATGCCGCAGGCGCTGCTGCAACACGAGCGACTCCAGGCGGCGCGTCGGCGACGACATCCCGCGAAAACCTTGGCTCCATCCTGACACGCGCAGCCCCGCCCCTTGCAGTTCCACGGCGAGTTGCACCGCCCCGGTCAGGTCCATGTAGACGTGCTCGACCTCGTGGGTTTTCGCATACTCCAGCACGTACTCGCGAATCTTCGAGTGGTCGATGATGTTGCCGTCTGTCGCCGTGATGTACCCAGAGTTCACCCAGTGCTGGAACGGCTGACGGTCGGTTTTCTCCCGCTCCATGATGAGATCGCGAGGAGCCCAGAACATCGCGTCCACCTCGAACTCGTCGCCCTCGCACGGGTACAGGGCGACCATCGCCGAGAGGTCGGTCGTCTTCGAGAGGTCCATCCCGATGATGCACTTCCGACCGGCGAAGGGCTCGCGTGGACCGCTGGCACACGCGGCCCACTTGTCAGGGTCCAGCCACCTATTCGTTGACTCGGTCCAAACTCCCAAGGAATACCTGAGCCAGCCGTTCAATTTTGTGGCCTTGTTCTTCGCCTCGCGGGCATCCGCCGCGAACGCCTCCTCGGTCATCGTGATCCCCATGCCGGGGTTGCATCGACGCCACGTCGCCGGATCGAAGTAGTCCTCCGAGCCGTCCGTTTTCGCGCCGTAAATCCGCCCGTAGAACCTCGGGTCGTACTTCGGATCTGCGATCACCTGCTCGGCGTATTCGTGCTGCTCCCAGCAGATCGTGTCGCGGCGGTCACCGGCCGTCGTGATCGTGCAAAGCAGCGGCTCACGCCTAGAGCGGCCCGAGTAGCGGAGCGCCTCGAATAGCCTCCGGTCGGGCCACGCATGCAACTCGTCACAGAACACGAACGAGTAAGACGGCCCTTCGGCCGCACCGGCGTCACGTGAGATCACACGCATCGACGAGCCGGTGCCCATGCAGACGATCGTCTTCCGAGAATCGACGACCTCAAGCGACGCGGCCAGCTCTGGCGACCGCTTCACCATCGCGGCGGTCTCGTCGAAGATGATCGCCGCCTGGTTGCGGTCCTTCGCCGCGATGCATCCGAGCTCGCCTTCTCCCTCCATGAGGAGATGCCAGATAGAGA